CTAGATATTCCTACCAAGTATATTGATGAAGTCTACATCGATGGTAATAGTTTCTTGTTCTGGAATGCTAAGCAAGTAGCTCTGTCTGCACGAGTTGATAAGAAGACTGGTGTGGAATATTTTGTTGGTCGTATTTGGTTTGGTAAGGAAGTGAAATGAAAGAACTATCCATCATCGAAAAGGCCAGACTCCGTGCCCAAGCTATCCGTGAAGAAGCTGCAGCACACAAGGCTAAGGAAGAAGCTACTGTCTTGGGTCACACCACCAGTTTCGACATTCCTAGTCTCACCCAAGCTGGACTTGCTTACGACACCAGCAGAGATTGGAATAAAGAACAGTTGATGGCTATCAATGCTGGACTCGCTGGTAAGAGTTTCTGTCTGATTGGTGCAGCAGGTACTGGTAAGACTAGCGTGGAGAAAGGTATCGTGTATTCTATCATCAAGAATAACATGGCACCAATTATCACAGCAGCTGAACAGACCAAGTATCTCATGGCAGGCAAGCCCGGCATTCTGTTGTGCAGTTTCACAAACATGGCAGTTCGTCAGATTGCTAAACACTTCGCTGGTGATATCACCTGTATCACGATTCACAAGGCTCTGGAATTTGAGCCAATCTATTACGATATCACTGATGCAAATGGTGATGTAACTGGTCGCACCATGCGATTCGAGCCAAGTCGTCATGCAGGTAACCCACTTCCTGCTAGCATCAAGACTATCATCGTTGATGAATCTTCGATGGTTGATACTGAGTTGTTCCAACTCCTGTGGGATGCTTTGCCGAATCCTCACTCCGTGCAGTTCATCTTTCTGGGAGACTTGAACCAGTTGCCACCAGTTTATGGTTCGCCAATCTTGGGGCGCAAGTTGCTAGAACTCCCAGTCATCGAATTGACTCATGTCTATCGTCAAGCTCTGCTGTCTCCAATCATCAGTCTCGCGCATGACATGAAGAATGGCATCACTCGTGCAGTTAAGGAGAAAGAAACTCTCGGTACTGGTGAGCATGGTCGTGTCGTGATTCATCCGTGGAGTTCCAGACTTGGCTGGGAAGATGCACTGCATAAGGTATGCAACCATGCCAAGGGTGCTATCGAACAAGGTGCATTTGATCCTATGCAAGATATGATCTTGTGTCCGTACAACGTACAGTTTGGTGTGCTGGAGATTAACAGCACCATTGCAGATTACCTTGGTCGCAAGCGCAAAGCTGTCGTGCATGAAGTTATTGCAGGGTTCAATAAGAAATACTTGGCCATTGGTGACAAGGTGCTAGTGCAGAAGCAAGAAGCATTCATTAAGAAGATTACCAAGAATCCTCGTTACGCTGGTAAGTCTTTCATGTCTGCAGATAAGTTCATCATCGATCGTTGGGGTGGTGCTAGCTTGCGACCAACTGCTGCTGAGGGCGAAACTGTCTCTGTTGCTGACTTCGATAACGTTGATTTTGATGTTGACGCATTTCTGGAGAACATGCAATTTGACGGTGAGGGTGAGAAGGAATCGCGCAAGCAACAATCTTCGCACCAAGTAGAAGTTGTCTTCATGAATGATCACGTGCGTGGGATTCCTGTGGAGACTATCATCTCTGATGAATTCATGAAGGAGAATTCGCTGGGCACGTTCACACTTACCAGTGCTGCTGAACTTAACGAGATGCTTGGTGGTTATGCTATCACCGTGCATAAGAGTCAAGGTTCGGAATGGCGGAATGTGTTCCTGTATCTCCACCATTCTCACTCGCGCATGTGCAGTCGTGAACTTCTCTACACTGCAATGACTCGTGCTAAGGATTATCTTTACATCATCTGTGAAGCTGACAAGGTTCAATACCAAGGCACACTTACCAAGGCTGCTCTCAACCCACGACTGAAAGGAAACACACTCGCAGAAAAACTCGTAGCACTCAAGAAAATGTTTGATGAAGAAACCAAGGATGAAGGATAAATTATGAATGCCAACCAACTGTATATCAACTACGCGAAACTGCGTGCACTTCACGCTATGTTCATGTTCATGAAAACTGCAGAACAAACCGAGTTCCCAGTTCAGCTGGTGATTCCGGGCGCGCAGCAGTTTCAACTGCAACTGTCCAGCAAAGTGTTGATGCCAATCATCACGGAGCATTTCACGAAACTGGATGCTGAAGTTTCCATGGATGGTGTTGATCTTGAAGAGTTCTTTGCGCAGTTGAATGAAGAAGTAGAGAAGTCTCTGGCAGCATCAAGGCAAATGCCCTCTTGACACGCGACCAGACCTCTGTTAAAGTACGTATTCCTTAGCGCAATTCCGCAACGAGGAAGTCAACCCAGTAATCACATTTGGAGTTAGTTATATGAACCGCAAGTATGCATCCCTGATTCTCGGCGCATTCGCAGCAATGGCAATGCAAGAAGGTACCACCACTGAAGGTGGCACGAACACTGCAACTCCGGAAGTTGTGCCGACTGCACCGAATGCCAATGCAGTCATGGTCAAGGAATCGTTCCACTTCAAGAAGGAAAAGATTCGTGATGACAAGGGCGAAGTGATTGGTGAAGGCAAGAAACTGCCGAAGGCTGAACTCTACCTGCCGATTCCGACGCCGGAGTATCTGGTCGGCATTCTGCAAGGTGGTGAACAAACTGCCAAGCAACGTGACCTGCTCATGTCTGCTCTGGAATCCATTGTCTATTCGCAAGCACGCGAGCAGATCAATGACATTCGTGAGAAGAATAAGGATATCGTTGCGATCACGCAAGACAAGCTGAATCTGGACAGCCTGCTCTGGGACTACATTGCGAATCTCCCGGCTCGTGAACGTGCTTCCAGTGTTCCGAGTGATGAAGACCTGCAAGCTTTCTTCGAGAGCTATCTGTCGGTCATGCCCAAGACTCTGGAAAAGGACGAAGGCAAGATCAAGAATCACATCAACATCTTCAAGGAAGGCTTCAAGAAGCAACGTTCCAACAAGCCGATGCTGGAAGTGTTCAAGAACTTCCTCGCAGTCTACGCTCAGAATGTTCCGGAAGAAACTCTGGAAGAGCAAGGTGCCGTGGTCACGTACTACGAAACCAAGCTGGATCGCATGTTGAAGTCGGAAGAGAAGATCACGATGGAAGATATCTGATCACTGGTTTCTGCCAGTATCTGATTACGAGAACCGCCTTCGGGCGGTTTTTGTTTTATATAAGGTGTCAGTTTTTGGAGCGTGGGCAGGCTGGTAATGCAGCACATTGCTAATGTGTAGAATCCGCAAGGGTTCAGTAGGTTCGATTCCTACACGCTCCGCCAATTTTTAGGAGAAAGTCATGATCGTAGTTGGTAATCAGCGAGAGGTTAACAAAGCAAGAATCAGTAACTTCTTGTCTCGGGGTGTTCCATTCCAGTTGACCGAAACAGCAATTGCTGTTCGCAGTTTGTTTCTCCCTAAGGTGATTCAATCTGAAATCATCCGTAAGTTGAATGTCAACGGCCGCTAGTCGTGACACTCTCGGATATCATTGATCGGATTCTCACTACTGGTTCTTGTACGGTCGCAGGAATCAGTGTTGAGGAACGTGAGAGTCTACGAGTAGTGGTGGCTACCAAGTTCAAGCGTCAGAAAGAATTGATGGATTCAATTGGTGCACTGGACGAAACTGTCCACACTCTCAAGCTCAGCACCAAGTATGATGAATCTGAACAGACTCTGACATTCACGCTCCAGAAAAAGATCGTTCGCACTTATCAAATCTTATGAACAAACCACGGAAGCTTCGAATGTATGAGCCTCTCTGGCTCAAGATTAAGAATGGTGAGACGGATAAAGAAATTCCGGTGAGGATTCATTCTAGCTCAGTCGTGACACTCATCCAAGCTGTACGCAAGGAACGTAGTATGGATGCAGGACAGATGAGAAAGATTGGTGAACCAGCAGAAGGTCCACTTGATATCCGAATCACAGATGATCCAGCGAATGATGAATTCAAGATTGTCTTTTTCAAGAACCGATACAACGAGAGAAACATCTAGCCATGTTTAACAATAGTAAGATTACTCCCCAGCAACTTGCAGAGTTTCGCAAGCAACTGGGTCTGTCGGGCAGTGATAGCACGGCACTTGGTCATGCTCTGACTGGTGATGATTCCCATACTGATAAAGCACGGGGAGACATGCAGCATGATCCAATTGCCAACCCCAACAGTAAGAACTTTGATGAGAAGGTCTACATGTTCCCCGAGAGTTTTAACGCTCTTCGCCGTGAACTGTATGAGAACTGGCCACTGCTGTGGGCAAGTGTTCAGTATCAAATGGCATATCGTGCAGAAGAATTCATGGAAAAGATGAATCACTTCTGTGATCTGAAGCTGGTGCTGGACAGTGATAAGGTTGGTTGGATTTGCGACCAGTATCTCACGGCACTCAGGAAGAAGCGGGGATTGTCGCAATGAGCACCATCGTACAACAAAGACTCGCAGCATTGCGAGCAGCGAAACTTGCAGCAACTTCAGGAGTGACAAATGACAGCACACGAAACGAACGAGAACCGGTATCTCCAGAATTACTTCCGTCCGATCAACGGGATTCCCAATCTAGCGCAGCCACGAGTAGTAACGAAAGAGCAAGCGGAACTGATGCTGGACAAGTACCGGAAGGCGTATCGTCACGGGAACTTCATGTTCAACACGACAATTTGGATGTTGTTGTACTTTCCGATCAACTACAATCCACAACGCTTGTTGTCGTGGAACAACCTGACGAGTCGGGAGAATCTTCTGGAACTAATTCGGGAGTTGAATCGGAAGTATCCACCGACCTTGATCGCAACAACCCGATCCACTTCCAATTCTTGACCAAGCTCAAGGAACTCGAAACTGCCTTGCTTGCCAAGGACCCAATGATGAAGACTCATCTGGGTGCTATTCACAAGACCATGATTCAGTACGATGACATTCCCAATCTGTTGAAGGCTCACGAGATTGCAAAGATCATGGCTGCTCAACAGGTCCACACCAATACCACACTCGCACAGACTGTAGCTAAGAAGAAGAGTACGAGTAAGTCGGTGACTGGTAATCTCACACTTGATGATGTTTAAGGATTGATCATGGCAGTTCCTAATTTTGCAGACCTGCAGGGTGTAGAAAAATGGCCTCAGAGTATTCCCACAGAATTAGACACGTCAGTCTACAAATCCCTTGGGATACCGTTCTACCGGGATCTGGTGAGCGAAGCGGAGTTCTTGTCAGCCCTGCGTTCGCTATGTGCTACTCATTCCTACGATCTGCGGGTCACTGGCCATCCGAAGGATCGTTCGATGTGCGACGTTACTGTGAATATCGCACTCCGTCGGGACATGGTCTCTGCTACTTTTGCAAGAATGAGCAACCTGTTGGCGGACTTGTCAGTGTCTGCAACAATTGCCAATCCAAACAACGGTCCCTTCTTCCCTCGGAACTAGATAGATACTTCCGTATTTACCTACACGCATTAGATTTAGCGAGCACCAAATGGCATCCTCCGACGACTGGTTCGACAATTTCCTTGGCGAAGATGGACGTAAAAGTACCTTCGATTCGGTCATGGAAATTGATCTAGCCTCTGCAATTGCAGAAGGTAAGAGGATCAGTGCAAGCACCAGTGACAAGGCCTACCGGAAGCTCACCAGCCATGCAAACGTTACCAGTTATTCTCTACTCACGGGCTTGCATGAGTGTCCACGGCGGTTTCAACTTGAGAAGCTACAGGCTAATACGGAAGTATTGGTTGACGAAGATGCACCTGTCAATCTTGATTTCGCCTTTGGTCACGCTGTCGGCTCTGGCATCCAAACATACGCCGCTACTGGCTCCCTTGTGGCTGCACAGTTTGCTGCATTCTTGGCATGGAAAGCTCCGTGGGATGCAGTTAAACTTAATCGTGCAGGCAAACCACAGGGTAAGTCACTTGTTGATGCACTCATTGCAGTAGAAAAATTCCAGACATTCTGGGCGCGACAGTTCCAGGACTACGAAGTTGTTACGCTTCCTAATGGTAGACCAGCTGTGGAGTTGGCATTTGCTGTCGACTTCGAGAATGGTTATTACTACTTCGGTCACATTGACATGTTGTTGAGGAATAAAGATGATGGCAAACTCGCAGTCTTCGAAGGTAAAACTACCGCATGGGCGCCAAACGCTGCAAGTTATGGCAATAGCAACCAAGCACTCGGTTATGCAGTTGTTGTTGATCGTGTTGCCACCGAAATCGGTGCACCCGGCAGCGACTATGACGTCTTCTACTGTGTCTGGTCTGCGGCGGAAGAAGAATTTGTAATGATTCCATTCAACAAGTCCTTGCGTCAGCGGGCAGAATGGATTCAAGATATCTTGCTGGATCATGCAAACATCAGCACCTACCAACGAATCAACTTCTATCCCAAGCGTGGTGAGAGTTGTGTGAACAGGTATGGTCGTGAGTGCTGGTGGTACGGACAGTGCAACATGCGTACTGACTCCTTGTTCCCAGCTACTGTGCCTCCCAAGTTGGAGATGGTAGAAGATGTGGAAGCTGTGGATTTTAAGTTCACGCTTTCGGAATTGATTGCAACTCAGAAGGAACGTACGTAATGCCAGAAGCTCTGCAAAAATACTACGTAACTTTTCCATTCAAATATATTGAACTTCGGAATAAGTACTGCGTATTGGAAGCGTACACCAAAGACGATGCCCTAGAAGAAGCTTTTCTATTGTTCGGAACTGCTTGGGCATTCATGTATTCTGAAGAAGAATTCAAAGGTCAGCCTGAGAAATATGGTTTGACTGAGAAGACAGATTTTCCATACTCCTTAAGGACAGAATAATGAAACTCAGTGACTACAAACCATCCGTTGCCCGTAAGATTCTTGTCTACGGTCAACCAAAGTCTGGCAAGACTGACGCTGTCGGACAAGTGGCCAGCATCAAGAAACTCTGGTGGTTCGATCTTGAAGATGGAATCAAGACTCTCATTTCCAGCCCGCGCATCAAGCCAGAATGGTTGGATAACATCGAACTGTTCCGCATTCCTGACACCCAACTCTTTCCAATTGCTGCTCGCACCTTGTTGAAAGTTATCAAGGGTAAGCGAGTTGCAATCTGCCACAAGCATGGTGCAGTTGGCTGTCCGTATTGTGCTAAGGAGAATCTTCCTACTACGGAAATCTGCTTGGATGAATTCACCAATGATGATGTTCTCGTTATCGACAGTGCTTCCCAACTTGCAAGCAGTGCGATGAATGACATACAATCGAAGATCATTCAAGCTGACCAGTTCGACAAGAAGCCAGAATGGGATGACTACTTCAACCAAGGTCGCATCTTGGATCGTATCTTCTCCATCCTGCAGCAAGCACCGTTTAACGTGATTGTTATCTCTCACGAACAGATGGTGGAGATGGAAGATGGTAGCAAGAAGATTGTTCCCATTGGTGGCACGAGTCAGTTCTCCAAGACGTTCGCCAAGTATTTCGACGATGTTGTTTACTGTGAGATTGCTACTCGCAAACATCGTTACGCAAGCAGCTCCACGTACAAGCCGAATGTCATGAGTGGCAGTCGGACTGGCAAGGAGATTGAGAAAGTTAATGAAGGTAATCTTCTGGAGTTGTTCAAATGATTCTACCGGATGTTCCCAAGGTGCAAGATATTCCTGGCTTGCCAGAATTTTTGGGTACCAAAGCTTGGATGTTAAGTGATGTTGCCAAATACATTGGTGACTTGTGGCATAGTAAACAAGGGGAATGTGTATTAACTCCCAGGAGTTTGCAACACAAGGATGCAAGTGAGATTTGTAGTTTAGTTCTTGCATACAAAGAAAAATATTCTCAATTCGGTAAGGACGTGCAAATCAAGAAGGTAGCAGAAATTCGTGGTAGCCGCTACAATTCTGGCAAGCCACGCTTCGATCTGCTCGATCCGATTGCACAGCACGGTCTCGTAGCAGTTCTTGGTTTCGGTGCCACAAAGTATGCAGACCACAACTGGCGCAAGGGACTTCCGTACATGGAAATCATTGCCAGCATGCAACGTCACATCATGGCAATTGCTGCTGGTCAAGACTTCGATGATGAGACCGGACTGATGCATGCAGATCATATTCAGTGTAACGCCATGTTCCTTAGCAACATGATGAAGACACGACCAGACATGGATGACCGGTGGAAACCACCAGTCGCCAGTTCCGCTGAGCCGGCGGATAATAAAACGGCATCGTGAGCGTAAGCTCGAAACTGTAACTTAACCTGTAAAGAGAAACCATCATGTCTGAAGCTGCTGATATCAACAATAAGTACAACACCCTCGAAGCACTGTTCGGTGCTGACTTGGATGACATCGCCGATCTGCCAGCGTTTGAAGTGCCGCCTCCCGGTACCTACACGATGAAGATCACGATGAACACCAAGAAGGTGAGCAACAAGGATTGCGTCAACGCAGACTTTGAAGTTATCACTACGGACGAACTCAAGAACAAGGATGAAAATTCCGATGGTTATCGTCCTCCGGTGAAGGAAGGAACCAAGTTTAACCAACTCTGGATGTTGGGCGGTGAGCACGGTGGTGTTAGCGTTGGTCGCCTGAAGCAATTCTTGGCACCGTTCGCAGTTGCACTTGGTACCACCAAGATTGCAGACCTCGTGCGTGACCAGATCAAGGACATTACGTTCATCGGTCAGATCACCAATCGTCCCAGCAAGGATGATCCTGAGAAGGTCTTCGCTGCTGTCAAGGTTCTCGAAGTTGTGTAAACAACCGAGCAACTAGTAGGATTCACAGGGAGCTTCGGCTCCCTTTTTGCGTGTTAACAGGAGCATATTATGTTATTCCAATTTTACATTACTGAGCTGCACAGTGGATCAATCCTAGGTACTGATGATTTGTCTGTTGCTGAGCAGTATGCTAGAACCGAAGACGCCTTCGTAGTAGATACTCGAACTGGAGAGTGGTTAAATCCTGATGATAGCGAGCGGGGTTACGAACGCATAGAAATCAAAGCAGTAACTACCTACTAATCATGAGCCAACGCAAACGACTCCTTCATCTGGGAACCATCGAAGAAGCTACTGACTGGGTGCCACGTCGGCTCTCAGCATTGGGAGCTGAACTTGATATCTCATGGAAGCAGAGACTTGGAACTCCTGACACGATCACGGAGATTGAGATTCAATGTCGCACTGCTAACATTGAAGGAATCGTTTGCACCGATCAAGTCTTCTTGGATAAGTTGCTGCGCGCGCAGCCAGACTTCATCCCACCACCGAATCGTAAGCAACTATCTTTGGATGATTACCAAGGAAGTCTCCTGTTCACGCCCAAGGATAAACTCCCGGTCGTGATCGTCAATCCACTGGCCAACTTACTGAGTGTACCTTATGCAACACCCGCCGCTAAAAGATTCATTTCTAAACTCGCTTCTCCCGGAAAATGGTACCGGGCAACCAAGTTCGAGTTCAGTATTGGAACTCCTACGAA